ATAGCAATCATTCAACAGTTATCGAAACAGGCATCGAGCCTATTCCACTCGTTGACAAGCCAAAGGACAAGATACGTCTCATTTATACGTCCACACCTCATCGTGGATTGGAGATTCTGGTTCCTGTTTTTATCGCTCTTGCCGATAAATATCCAAACATCGAACTAGACGTCTTCTCTTCGTTCGGTATCTATGGTTCAGGTTGGGAAAGTCGCGACGAGGCATACGAACCACTGTTCGAGGCATGTCGTAATCATCCACAAATTAACTATCATGGTTGGGCAGATCAGGAGACAGTACGTGCCGCATATCAAAAAGCCCACATCTTTGCATATCCTTGCATCTGGCCGGAAACTTCGTGCAGGTCACTTATTGAAGCTATGTCGGCTGGTTGTTTGGCGGTTCATCCTAACTTCTCTGCTTTGGCTGACACGTCGGGTGGGTTGACTGTTCAGTATGACGGCGACCACGAGAATCCAAATCTGCATGCAAATATCTTTGCACACACTCTGATGTATGCTATCGAGAACGTACAGAACAACGACATTACTAACATGATGTCATTCGTCAAAGCCTACGCAGATACTCGTTTCGGTTGGGATTCTGTAATTCCCAAGTGGAAGGGACTCATCGCTTCGTTAAAGGAACAACACCGTGATATTGGCCAAAGCACCACTCAGAGTTAGTTTTTTCGGCGGGGGTAGTGATATCCCCGCCCACTTTGAAAAATGGGGTGGAGCAACCATCTCGACTGCTATCAATGCGTATGTCTATGTAGCAGTCATGCATACTCCTCACGACCACATCAAAGTTTCTTATTCGAAACAAGAGCTCGTTACAGACGTAGACGATATCCAGAATGAAATCGTTCGTAATGCACTCAAGTTCTTTGGTATCAAATCCAACATCGAGATCACATCATTCGCAGACATTCCCACGATCGGTAACGGTCTTGGTGGATCGTCTGCTTTTACTTGTGCTCTGATTAAAGCTTTGTCAGCATATCTTGGTTATGAATACGTAAATCCTTATCTTATTGCGAAGACTGCTTGCAATATCGAAATTGAAATGTGCGGTTGGAAGATCGGCATGCAAGATCAGTTTGCGTCTACATTCGGCGGTATGAACTACATCGAGTATTCGAATAGTGGTCGTGTGAATGTAAAACGTTTGGATACAATGGCAATCGAGAACTACATGATCTTGATTCCTACAAACGTAGAGCATCATGCAGCTAAAATCCTTGACAATATCAACTTCGAATCAAAAGAATTTACAATTCGTGAGCTTGCACGTATAGCAGAGATGCAAAGTACCCAACTCGTAAATCCATTTGAGTATGGTCGATTGCTCGATTCTGCATGGATTCTCAAGAAGCAGATGAGTGCTGAGATCTCCAGTAGTGATATAGATATTATGTACGACAAGTGCAAATCTGCTGGTGCATATGGAGCTAAGTTGCTCGGTGCTGGCGGTGGTGGATACATGTTAGCAATCACCGATTCGAAAGAAATGATTCGCCGAGAATTTTCAGACAGAACATGCCTCGATGTAGGTATCGCACATGAAGGAGCAAGAGTTGTCTATCGAGACTGACATTATATTCGATCATCTTGGCTTGATTAATATCGGCTTTGCAAGTATCGATCATGAAGAATTTAAAAAGGCGGCCGAACTGATTTGGCTGACAAGCATTTCGAATCATCGTAACAACATCTATACAATTGGTAACGGTGCATCTGCTTCTATTGCTCAGCATTGGGCATGCGACTATACCAAAGGTTGTAAGAAAGGTGGACTACGTCCAAGAGTTATTTCCTTGGCAGCAAATATTCCACTCATGACAGCCATCTCAAATGATATCTCTTACGATGACGTTTATTCGTTCCAGCTCGATGCACTCGGACAAGAAGGCGATGTACTCGTGGCCATTTCTTCGAGTGGCAATTCTCCGAATGTTGTCAAGGCAATTGAGACCGCTAAGTCATTGAAAGTAAAGACTATTGCTCTGACAGGTTTTTCTCCAGATAATAAGTGCGCTCAACTCGCAGATATCTCTCTACATGTCGATATCCAAGAATACGAGGCAGCAGAAGACGTCCATCAGGCGATCATGCATATGATTGCTAAATATATCAGAACCAGAGGTAAGGTAACTACATAATGTCACAACAACCAGTATCGATCCATCAGATCCAAGCACAATTCGGCACAGACAGTGGAAACTATGAAGTACTCACTGACGCAGCCATTCGATCGAAGGGTGTAGAAGGTGCAGCAGTCGAGATCGGTGTCCGTCTCGGCGGTGGTCTACAAAAGATCATCGATGGTCTCGTAGAAAGTGGTCAAACTCCTGAGAAGCCAGTCTTTGGTATCGATCCTTATGGAAACATCGAGTACTATCGCGATGAGATCTTCAAGGAAGGTCGTTGCGACTATACGAATGAGATGCGCGACATCTGCATGATCAACTTATATCTGTATTGCCGTCAGAAGAACGTCAACTTCTACATGTTCAACCTCGAAGATACAGAATTCTTCAATCGTTATGCAGACGGTGTTCCTGTCTATGCAGACTATAAGCAGCTCGTCAATAAGTACAGCGTAGTCCACTTCGATGGTCCTCATACACTCGAAGCTCTCGATGCCGAGATTGCATTCTTCCTTGAGCGGTCAGATCCTGGCGCTGTCTTCGTCTTCGATGACGTAGAGATGTACGAACACGATGCTGTACACAACCAGTTGCTCGAGTATGGTATGGAAATTGCCATGGAAACACCTCGCAAGTGGTCCTATGTCAAGAAGGAACATATCGATAAGAAGTGGGAACCAGTCGTTGGAACTCCTGGTTGGGAGCCAAACGCAGAGCAGTACACTCCAAAGGGCGGTCCAAGTTTTAATTATAAAATCGACCTATGAAAATAAACATGTACAAATTATCGAAACTGTAGTAGGTTGAATAATACAAACAAGGAACTACAGAGGTAAACATGGTCATTAAGGTTAAAGCTAAACCCAAACAGATCTCTCGCTCGGCTATCAAGTCGATTGATGATAAAGCCTATGGCTCAGAGCCTATCGTAATCAATGGTTATAGCAATGCCTTGAATTGGTATAACTACATGGCATCTGATGATCAGTCACGCGACTGGTTCTTCACTTATGCCAAGAAGAATTATACCAAGGACCAACTCACACTCCTACGCAAGCTTCCAAAGTGGAAGATTTCCAAGACTCTTGGTAACGTTGCACGTATTCTCCTGAATGGCAATGAGCTGCCACAAAAGAATCTCGACTACTTCAATGATAGTGTAAAGAATCTCCTTGCGGCAGCTACTCAGATTGTCGAAGAAGTCGAAGATGCGCCAAAGCCTGTCGTCGATATTCAAGCTCGCATTCGTGAGAAGGCCAACTACATCATCACGAGTCTCGAAGAAGAACTCGATAATGTCATCGATGGCAAAGAGTTCTCGATGTACACCTTCTGTCAAGCGAACGAACTGAACGCACAGATTCTCGGCATCGTAGCTGACTACTATCGTCCTCAATATACAGAGATTATGTCGAATGACGAGCAAGTTCAAGAAGCTTTCGGCAAGCGTCTGAAGTTTTGGATTAACTTTTGGCAGAGTTTCTTCGGTGACATCGATCGTTATGTAAATAACAAGAAGGCTGTCAAGGTTCGCAAGCCACGCGAGAAGAAAGCAAAGTCTGCGGTTGATCTGGTCAAGAACCTTAAATATCAGAAGGAAGAGCCTTCACTCAAGATTGTCTCTGTCCATCCAGCAGAGATCGTAGGATGTACACAGCTATGGGCTTACAACACCAAATACAAGAAGTTGGCTCGATATGATTCGAGTGGTCCAGCCGGAATCCAAGTCAAAGGCACTACCTTGATTGGCTATGATGTCGAGACTTCTACAAGCAAGAGCTTACGAAAGCCAGATGTTTCTATTCAAGCATTGCTTGGTGCAGGCAAAGTTAGCCTACGCAAGTTCATGGACGAGATCAAGACCGTAGAGTCGAAGCCGAATGGCCGAATCAATCAAGACACCATTCTACTAAGGGTTATTAAATGACGGACAACGTAATCTTATTTCCAGGTGTCAAGCGCGACGAGGCGCCGCCTCAGAACTTAGATGAAATTCATGATAAGGTTACTCAGACTCGTAAAGAACACGTGGCTGGAGTTATGAATGACATGATTCCTGACATAATTAATATGTTCGGAGCTTATGGCGTAGATATCAATGACGATAAATACATCAAAGATGTAGCCTTAGTCATGGAAGGCATCAAGGCATTGTTGCACAGACAGTATAATCTCGAGCATCCATTTCATAATATGTCTGACAACATATTTGAATTTAGATATAATGAAGACAGTACAATTGAATATACGTATACTTTACCAGATGAAGAGTGAGAAATTGAAATGATTATTATGGACCTTTCGCAGGTTATGATTTCCAATCTAATGATACAACTTGGAAACCACACGAATGCAGAT